TCCCAGGAACAGGTATTTCAGTATTCGGTCAAAAAACTCTACAAACTAAAGCATCAGCATTAGATAGAGTAAACGTTAGACGTTTATTAATAGAACTTAAGAAGTTTATTGGTGACCAAGCTAAGAACTTAGTATTCGAACAAAATACTATAGCAACTAGAAATAGATTCTTAGCGACAGTAAATCCATACTTAGAATCAGTAGTACAAAGACAAGGTCTTTATGCCTATAGAGTAGTAATGGATGATACAAACAACACAGCAGATGTTGTAGATAGAAATCAATTAGTAGGACAAATCTATATCCAACCAACAAAAACTATCGAATTCGTAGTATTAGACTTCATAGTTGAGCCAACAGGAGCTACATTTGCATAATTTATTAACAACACATATTTATAATAAAATAAATAAACAAAAATGGCAGTATTAGATCCAAACGAAATAATGTTCAGAGCTTTTGAACCAATGGTTCAGCACAGGTTCGTAATGTATATAGATAACATTCCAGCATTCATGATTAAAAACGTGAAAGCTCCCAACTTTACAGATCCTGAAATCAAACTTGATCACATTAACTCTTATAGAAAAATAAGAGGAAAGAGAAACTGGGAGAATATGGATATGACTTTATATTCACCAATCACACCTTCTGGAGCTCAAGCAGTAATGGAATGGGCTCGTCTAGGGCATGAATCTGTAACAGGTAGATCAGGGTACTCTGATTTTTACAAAAAAGACTTAACTTTAAATATTTTAGGTCCTGTTGGAGATATCGTAGGAGAGTGGATTATTAAAGGTGCATTCTTAACAAAAGGTGATTTTGGTCAGTTTGACTGGACATCTCAGGATGGAATTGTAGAAATAGCAATCACAGTAGCAATGGATTATTGTGTCCTAAATTATTGATCAAGTACAAATAAAAATAACAAGAGCCTGGTAAATCCAGGCTTTTTTTATAAAATTTATTTTCATATATTTATATATAGAACTAGTTACTAACAAATAAAATTTATGGAACAAAAACAAAAATTTCCTACCGAAATGGTAGAACTTCCTTCAAAGGGTTTACTTTACCCAAAAGACTCTCCTTTAGCATCAGGTAAAATTGAAATGAAGTATATGACTGCTAGAGAAGAGGATATTCTAACAAATCAAAACTATATACAGTCAGGAGTAGTTATTGATAAATTATTACAGTCTCTTATTGTAACTCCAATTAATTACGGAGATCTATTAGTAGGAGATAAAAATGCAATCTTAATTGCTTCTCGTATCTTAGGTTATGGAAAAGATTATGAATTCGAATACGGAGGAGAAAAACAAGTAGTTGATTTATCTTTAATAGAACCAAAAGAATTAGATGAATCATTGTTTAAATCAGGAGAGAATAAATTTACATTTGTTACTCCAGCCTCTCAAGCTGTATTAACATTCAAATTACTCACTCATGCTGACGAACAAGCAATCGACCAAGAAGTAAAAGGTCTTAAAAAACTAAATAAAGATTCTTCAGCAGAACTATCAACAAGGCTAAAAAAAATAATTACATCAGTAAATGGAGATGCAGAAATAAAGACAATTAGGGACTTTGTAGATAATTACTTACTTGCAAGAGACTCTAGAGCATTTAGAGAATATATTAGACAAATTCAACCTGATGTTAATTTAAAATTCTATCCTGAGAACGGACCAGATGGAGGGGTCGATATTCCAATCGGAGTTACCTTTCTTTGGCCTGACGCCGGAGTATAGAGCTTCACTGTTTACACAATTGCATGATATCTGTTTTCATGGAAAAGGAGGATACTCTTTTGATATAATCTACGAATTTCCAATATGGTTAAGAAGGTACATACACAGAAGTATGATTGAATTTTATGAAAATGAAAACAAACAAAATGAAAAAGCATCAGGAAGACAATCTTTAATCCAGAACGGACAAATAAAAGCACCAGACTATAGTACAAAAGCTTCTAGATAATAGAAGCTTTAACTATTTATAATAAACTATTTTAACAATGGCTCAACTTGATTTTAACGCACTTAAGAAACAGATAGAAGATGCTGGGCTTTCTGCAGCTGCATTTGAAGCAGAATTTACTAAAATAAAAAATGCAGGAGGAGATGTAACTAAGGTGCTTAAGACAATGCAAGCAACTGTTGACGGTATCAACGATACAGCCAGAGACATAGTTGGATCATTTACAGATTTATCTGCGCAACTAAAAGCTAATCTAGCTGAACTAGGAAAGACTAACTCAGCGTTAAGTATTTCAAAAAAATCATACCAAGGAATTACTTCAGTTGTTGATAAACTTAAAAACGAAGAGCAAGGAATCTATGATTTTAATGTAAAGCAATTAAAAAGTTTACAAGAAAAAGCAAGGGTAGGTTACGATGACTTACGTAGATCTGTTCAGCAACTAACTGCAGAAGAAAGAGCTACTGAAGCAGGGAAAGCTATGTTGAAGGCTAGAAGAGCAGGTTATGAGGTAGAGAAGGAAGCACTGAAAGCAATTGAAAGGAGACTAGAACTAGAAAAGAAAGTAGAGAAGACTGTTGGTGCTACAGGAGCAATACTAGACACAACCTCTAAATTATTTGGCAAACTAGGATTTGGACACCTATCATCAGAACTAGATGAGTTAAATAAAAAGCTAAAAGACGAATTACGAGAAGAAATAAGTAGAAGTAACGGTGCAGCAGCTAATCTAGCAACATCTTTTAAATATGTAGGAAAAGCTATAGGAGGTTCGGTAAAAATACTTACTGAAGGATTAAGAGATCCTCTTGTCATATTACAATTTATAACAGCAGAACTTCTCAAAGGTAGCCAAAACATGGCTGATTTCAGAAAACAAACTGGAATGTCCTATGAAAGTGCTTATAAGCTTAATATGGAAATGAAAGGAGTCGCTGCAGCAAGTGGGGATAACTTCATAACTTCAGAAAAGCTAAATAAGAGTTTTGCAATGCTTACCCAACAACTAGGAGTATCGGCAGATATTCTAGGAGGAGAAGCACTAGTTAGTGCAACCAATCTTGAACAGAGATTAGGAATGTCAGCAGAGCAAGCAAGTAAGTTAACTGTTTTTTCTAGATTACAAGGAAAAAATACTGAAGATATTTTAAGTAAGTCTACTAAAATAGTAGGTGCATACAATAAGCAAAATAAAACTGCAATAAATACTAGAGCTGTCTTAGATGACGTAGCTGATACCAGTAATGCAACATACTTAACTATGGGCAAAAACGTAGAAGCTTTGACACAAGCTGCTACCCAAGCCCGAGCATTAGGACTAAGTATGAAACAAGTTGAGCAAATCTCAGAAAGCATGCTTAACTTCGAAGACTCTATAGGTAAAGAATTAGAAGCACAATTATTAACTGGCGGTAATATTAACTTAGCAAAAGCAAGAGAACATGCCTTAACAGGAGATATGGTGGGTCTAACCAATGAGATCCAAAAACAGGAAGGTATAATGACTGCCTTTAAAACTAAGAATGTAATAGCTCAAAAGGCCGCAGCTGATGCTTTAGGTATATCAAGAGAGGAATTAGCAGGAATGGCACTAGCTACAGACTACGCTCAGATGTCAGCAGAAAAGTTTAAAGATGCGTACGGAGAAACTACTTATGAGTCTATGAAATCTAGAAGTGCTTCTGAAAAATTTGCAGATGCAATTGAGAAGGTAAAAGACATACTAGGAAGTATTATACAGGTATTCTCACCAATATTAGATATATTAGCGGGTATATTAAATATCCCACTTGTTCCATATATCCTTGCAGGAGTAGTAGCGGTAAAAGCACTAGGCTTCTCAGTTTCAGGAGTTGGAAAGGCTTTTGGATCAATGTTCTCTATGGGTAAGCAAGCAATAACAGGCTTAGTAGGATTATTCAAAAAAGGAGCACTAATGTCCGCTTTAGGAGGATTAAAAAATAAGCTAGTAGGGGGATTTGGAGTAGGAACAGGAGATATGGTACAAGCCAAATCAGGTAAGTTTTACGGCAAAGATTCACCTCAAGGAAAGATGATATCAAACCTATCCGGAAAAACATCAGAAGCAGCTGATGCAGCTAAAAAAGTACCAGGAAAGACAGGTGGTGGAATGAGTAGCTTAACAGACACTATTCAGAAAATAAAACCATCTCAACTCCTTGCAGGTGGAGCAGCATTAATAATGGTAGCAGCAGCAGTCTACATATTTGCAAAAGCAGCTCAAGAATTTGCAACAGTATCTTGGGAAGATATGGCTAAAGCAGGAGTAGGATTATTAGGATTAGTAGCAGCATTAGCACTAGTAGGGTCTATTATGATGTCAGGAGTAGGAGCATTAGCAATATTAGCAGGTGCAGCAGCAATCGTAATAATGGCAGGAGGTCTTTTTATACTTGGAAAAGCACTGCAAGAAATAGGAAAAGGAATGGCATTGATGGTACCTGCTCTAGCACTTGTATCCTCTATAGGAGATAAAGCAGCAGGCCTGGCAACAGTAGGAGCTTCTTTACTAGGAATAGCAGACGGACTTAGAGAAATAGGAAGTGCAGGAACAGGCGCAATACCGGTACTTCAAGAACTAAACAAACTATCAGGAGTAGCAGTTTCTGCAGGAGGAAAAACAGCAGGAGCAGCAAAAGGAAAGGCTGAAGAAGGATCAATGGCAGCTGTAGCACAGAAAATGGATGTACTTATTGAATTAGCTAGGAAAGGAACAGTAGTAATGTTAGATGGTAAAGTGTTAGCTACTTCAAATGCACAGAACCAGAAACAAGTACTATCTAACCAAAGATAATAAAAGTATCACAACTATTTATAATAAATTAAAAACAATACAATGGGACTATTAGATTTATTACCAACAAGTAATTTAGGTTTAGATGGAGTAACACCAGCACAAATTGCAAGTGCTAATCCTAACTCAACCCTACATTACCAATCATCAATTAACGATAATCCACTTTTACCAAATGGATATCCAGCTCCGTCTGAGTTAGATCTAAACGGAATAACACCAGCAAAGTATTTAGATAATCCTCCAGGATAATAAGTAACTATGGCAAACGGATTAATAAATCTCCAAACAGACTTAAAGAGTCTTCGTTATGGAAGCGATAAACCTTATATCACTAAGAACATAGGAGATGCTCCTGGAAGTCAAATAGGAATGGAGGTTCAATCTCGTATAGACGATACTTCCCGTATTGCCCAAATGCTTATTGATAAGCCTGGAATAAAGTATTTACTAAATGAAGCATTACTACAGCAAGTAAATATTGACGATAAAATAAAAAATAGAGGCAATAAGACAGTAGCTGGAGCAGTATTAGGTCAATTAGGGAACACCTTAGTTGGTACAGCAAAGATATTAGGATCAACCCTAGCACAAGTTCCAGTAAATGGAACAGGACTTCATTTCTTAAAAGGATTCAGAACTGATACATATTTACAACCAACAAACGGAAATCAAGCTTCCGGCTTTGCTCAATTCTTTGGAGCAGGAGGAGTAGAAGGAGCACCACTTTCTTTACAAGGAAAACCTATAGAAGGAATAGTTGAATCTAAGTTTGGACAAAAAATATCTCCTGTAGAGTTTAAAGTAACTGCAGAAAGTAATTTAGATTACGATGAAAAGGTAAATACACTTATTCCAAATGTATCTTCATACGTATATGCAAAGCAAGGATCTACTATTATAGAAGATAATGTAGGTATAGATGGATGGAAACCATATACAAGTACTGGGGTAAAAGAACAGTTTGTAGATAGGAATACAAATAAAATCATAAGCCAAAGCAAATTCGTAGATCCAGTATTAGGGAATAAAGCAAGAATAAAACCTACAGGCTCTGTAGTTAGCTCAGCAACAACTGCACCAAACCCCTTTGGAGGAGGTAATATAACTATACCAGGAATACAAACAACCGTTACTCCAGGAATTACAACATTACAAAACCTAATTACAGGTAGTGCATCAAATAAAGATGTTAAGTATGATTTAGGAGATAACGGTAACGTTGTATCACAAAGTTACTCTTCGGATAATACCTACACAGGTAAAAAAACTAAGGAAAATATAGGTACTGCTTTAACAAATATGCCAATATCCGTAGGCAATTATGCAGATGTCTACATACCAGGATTAATAGCTCCCTCAGGAGATGAAAATATAACTAAAGGTACTACAAGTATACCAACTCCACAATCACTAAAAAGCTTAAGAGAAGATATAAATAATATAGGAACTGAAGAACAGGAAATTAAAACAATATCACAGGATAATTACGCTAGACAAGTTCAAGATTTTAGACAAGGTAGTACCACTAAGTATTCTTTTGATTATAATAATACCGATATAAAAAGAGAGACAAGAGTAAATCTAGGAGATCAAGGTAAGAAAAAATTTTCTGCATTTTACACAAGTTACAGCAGTAAGGATGACTTAGCTATTGATAAAATAAATGAATTAGATATACAGGACGATGAAAGAGCAGCAGGAAATGATAAAGGAAGAGATTTAGCTAAATTTTATTTTGAAATAATAACACCAGATACGAGACAATTTCTACACTTCAGAGCATTTATAGACAGTATAGATGATAGTTACAATGCAGATTGGCAAGGATTTAAGTACGTAGGTAGAGCAGAGAACTTTTACACATATGGAGGATTTGAAAGAGATATATCTATTTCTTTTAAGATAGCAGCAGCAACAAGATCTGAAATGAAGCCACTGTATAGAAAAATGGTGCTTTTAGCATCATCTACTGCACCTACTTACGGTGGACAGGGATTTATGAGAGGTACGCTTGCTAGAATAACAGTTGGTTCGTATTTTAGTCAAATACCAGGAGTAATAACTTCTGTAAAATTTAATCTTATAGACGGAATGCCATGGGAAATTGCAATGCAAAACCCGGAAGCAGGAACAGATGATGATGTACAGGAATTACCAATGGGGTTACAGTGTAATGTATCGTTTAAAGCAATTCACGACTTTGCACCGCAAACAGGCTTAAAACATTATTTTACAAATCCAAATCCGGTTAATGGAGCAAAACCTTTCTTTTAATAGAGATAAATGGCAAATAGGTATAGAGATATAAAACAGTTTACTACTACTGACGGAATTACGTATAAAGCAAATAGCATATACCCAGAAGTTCCATTGTCAGATAAAGATTATTATGTAATAACAACAGCGGGTGATCGATACGATACTTTAGCTTACCAATTCTACAATGACGTATCCCTTTGGTGGATTATTGCATCAGCAAACAATTCACAACAAGCATCACTAGCAGTTGAACCAGGAGTTCAAATTAGAATTCCACATGATAAGACAGTAGCACTAGACTTATACAATCAGGTAAATAAATCAAGGTAATGGCAGAGGGGATAGGCTCAAAGATAAGTAATGAAGTAGTAGCCCAAATTGAAGCTAGAAAAGTAATCGTAGGTAAACAAACAGGAAGAACCTCCGACGATTTGCTATACCTTAATAGTAAAACAGGTTGGATAAGACTATCATCAGGAGTTAATACAATTACTGACGAAGAAGCAAGTCAATTTCTAGAACAAGAAGGTAGAATTAATATAATAGGAGATAATAGACTTGCAGGATATAATGTACTTCAAGGAGGAGTTCAAAATCCAAATAGAACCCTTAGAGAGGGTATAAATACTACTCCATCTACGACTGCTGAAGATATAACGTTATCAAATAAAACTGCTTATCGAAATAGGGCTAATAGTACAGGTATTAGACCAATGCCAGGAATAACAGGATTATCTGTAGAGTCAAAAAACACATACGGTACTTTACGAGAAGCCGAAGTAAAAATAATGGTATGGACTTTGGAAGATTTTGAAATGGTAGAAAGAATCTACCTAAGACCAGGATTTACAATGTTACTTGAATGGGGACATACTTTATATGTAACTAATAGCGGAGTAGTAGAGAGAAATATACCAACCGTAGGTAATAAATTCTTCCAAACAGGAGTTACAATGTCTCAGATATTAGATGAGATAGCAGAGTATAGAAAATCTACGGACTACAATTATGAAGGTATGATTGGCTACGTAAAGAACTTCTCCTGGAACTACAGACCAGACGGAGGATATGAATGCTCAGTCAATATAATATCTACAGGAGAGATTCTAGATTCTCTAAAAATGAGAATAAATCCAAAGTTAAAAATAGAAAAAGAAGAATTTGCATCATCGGATAGTGAAAAAGGAAAAGAACAACAAAAATCTCCTTTTCATTTCTTTTTTAGTAAATTAGAATCAATAACATCAGCTATATTTACAAGAGTAAATCTATTTTTTGTTTCCCCAAACCTTTATACAAATCTACAAGATTTTACAGGATATTATAAAGAGGTAGAAGCAGAAGATCATCCTGATGCTCCTTGGTACGGAGATAAAAATATAAAGCATTATTGGATGCCTTTAAGAGTTTATCTGGAGATATTTAACAAGTATATAGTTCCAGTTGATAATACAAAAAGTCAAATTGATCCAAATTACGGAATAACAAAGTTCAATGTAGATTATGCAAAATCAAGCAAGTTCCTAACAATACCTGAACACTTCTCAATAGATCCATCAGTATGTGTATTAGCACAAAAACATAAAAAACCACCTGAAGTTGCAGGAGATGAATTTGGAGAGGTTGATGTAATTATTAATAACTTAGTTACGCCAACAAATGACTATGATGATGTACTTAATATATTAGTTGCTTCACCGTATGTAAAAGGTATTCTTGATGCAGCATTTGGAGAAGATTATGAAAGTGAGAAAGGCTCCACAGAGATCGTGCAAGAAATTTTAGGAGGTATAAATACAGCATTAGGAGGAATAAATGATTTATCTATTTCATACGATGAAGAAGTAAATGGGGGTACATTTTTTATTATAGATAGAAATAATACACCTAGGGATGTACCACCAACTCTAACTCTAGCAGGTATTGATAGTATTTTTACTAATATAAGCATCAGTAGTAAAATCTCAAATGAAATAGGAAGCAATATTGCCATAGCAGCTCAGGGATCAGCTCAAAACTTTTCTGAAAATGTAGAGAATATCTTAAAATGGAATCCAAATGTAATTGATAGAGTAAGACCAACAAAGGATGATAGAACTAAAAATAAGGAAGGTCAGGCAGAAGTAGCTAAAGATCAAGAAGAAGAAAAGAAAGAATGGTAT